TGACAGCGCGCTTCCCGTCCGCTTCGCAGGCCGCAGCGAGTCCGGCTCCGATCGAGCTCTTCCCCATGCCTGGCGGCCCGTAGATCAAAAGCATCAATCCCGTCGATGACGGCTGATTATAGTCGATAGATTTAAGCATCCTTTATCCTCTCCGGGCCTCTCGCCCGTGTTCGATCATCGCCGCATATAAATCGACGGCGACGTTGTTTCGGTATCGCTCAGCCATTGAATCGAGCTGCGCGGTTGACGTTGTTTTGAGTTCGATCAAGATCGTCTGATCGCCCTTCTTAGCGATGGCATCGGCGATGCCAAAGACCCAGCGAGAAACGCCCGGAAGCTTGATCGCCTTCGTCTTCTCGATGCCGATGATCTCGTCGATCCCGGTGGTCGCCAGGCCGGCCGCATCGTGAGCCGCTTTGGCGCAGGCTGGAATGCAAGCGATGAGCTCTCGAAGTCCTTCGTGATCGTTCGGGTCGAGGTCGCCGATGCAACGATCGACCGTCGACTTGATGTCGTCGAGATAGCTGTCGGCGAGACTCTTCGCTCCGGCCTCGAGGTGGTCTTCTGGGCTTCCCCATTTAGAGCCGCCCCACTGCCACGACGGAACGAACTCTTGCCCGAGCTCTTGCCAGCGGATGAGCATCGCCTCGAAGAAGGCGTGAGTGATAACGCCTCGAATCCTCGGCCCCATGCGCGCCCACTGGCGATCCCGTGGCCTCATCCGCTCGACGTATTCGAGCGCCCATTTCCTCGGGCAAGTCATGAACGAGCGCAGTTCGGAAGGCGAGACGACGTGTCCCGGTTTCGTCCGTGCGAGCTTTCGCATCTGCGGACTGTTCGGCATCGAGACCCGAATCGGGCTCGCAGGCTTGCCAGCGACTGCGCCCATCCATTGATGAATCGAGTCGCCGACCGGATCGCCGGAGCAATGCGAAGCCCAGTCGCAGCGATCGCACGACCACGGGTTCCGGGCCGGCAAGCCTTGCGACTCTTTGCCGACGGCTCGCATCGCCGCCGTTGTCGAGACGGCATCGTTGATCGCTGCGATCTGCCGATCTCGGCCGCTGAAGATATCCATCGAAACGGCCCAAGCTCCTCGATCTCGCTGCGAGAGGTGCTCATAGGTCTCGGCGTTCGGCTCTTCGCCTAGTTCTTCGCAGGTTCGCTTGTAGGCAAGCGCTGTCGTGTCTTGCGCCTTAGCGTGAGAGATCCCGGTCTTCGTCTCTCGTGGCCTCTTCGGCATGACCGGGCGCGTGATAATGTATCGGACGAGCATCGTCAGATCCTTTCGCCCCGACCGCAAGGGTCGGGGCTTTGGGTTTACGCCGTGAGCGCTGCGAGCTCTCTCCGAAGGGAGTCCGCAAGGGTTTCGCCTGGTCGGTCGCCGGAGCATACGCCTCGAACCGACAGCCAGGTTTTATTTGAGAGGATCGCACGCAGCCGCTTCGCTTCGCAGGGGTCGCAGGTGACGCCAGTCGAGCAAGGTGCAGCGCAACAGGTACAGGTCAAAGTCTTCATGATTGCCTCGTTTCTGCGATCGGGACCAACCGTCGCAAGAGTCTATTCGTATAGTTTCGAAATATTGTAAAGCCCTAAAAGTAAACTATTCGACAAGCCAGGTCGCCGGATGCCGAATCTCTTCTTTTCTTAGCGGCTGGAACTTCTCGATCAGCATGTCGAACGATCGGGCGAGCTGCGCTTTCCGCAGATTGTAAGACCGAAATCCATAGTGCAAAGAGTGATTGAGATCCATCAAGACCGAGTATTCGATGCAATTGATGAGCATCTCGACATCGAGCTCGGATAGGTCGCTCGGATTGATGCGCCGGCTCTCGACCATCTTTTCGAGCTCTAGGCCGCGATCATAAAATTCGTGCGAGCATTCGAGGTCCGACTCGACGACGCATTCCCAAACGGCGTCGATGGCGGTCAGTCGGTGAAGAAGGATTTCGGCTTGCGCTTTGGTCAGCTTGATTTCGTTGCTCATGATTTCGCTCCGTCGGGCTTGTAGGAGGTTTCTCGATGAATGCTCTCGCAGACATCGGCGATCGTCTCTCCGAGCACCGTGATGCATTCGCGATCGAAGACCCATCCCGGCGCCAGCTCTGCGCACCAAACGCCGCTTTCCGGTCCTTCATTCTCGATCCGAGCGACCCGAGGGTCGGCTTTGAGATCGGCGATCGTGCGAGGCTTTCGGAGGGTTTTGTCGTTGATCATGGTTTGTCCTTTGTGATTGTGACCGCCGGCCCGATTGCCGACGGTCGGTTGATGATGGTCTCGGCTAGTCGTAGTAGCCGGCCGGATCGAGGATCACGATCCGAGGGACGACGACTCGGGTTCGGTCGCTGAAGAGAACTCGCCAGTCCATGCCGTTGCGGGCCTGGTGATAATAGAAGCCGTGACCGATGCCGGTCATAATGGCTTCGTCAGCCGGCTTGCGAACGTCGCTGAGGATCTGCGCCTTGTAGGCGTCGACGGTCAAGCCACGATCGGCGGCGACCTTAGCGATCGGCTCGAGATACTCTTTGCCGGGGATTGCGGAGGCGGGGCGATTGGTAGGGATTCGAATGCTCATGATATGTCCTTTCTGAGCGTTGGGGGTTTATAGGTTGTAACCGCTGAGCATGAGAGCTTCGCCGGTAAGGATAAGGTCACCGCCGCAGAACTCGTATTTACCCGAGCCGGCTTTGCGGGTGCCTTCGTTCGAGCACCGAGTACCCTGTGCCCAGCTTAGCGCCGCCGCTTTCGTGTTGAAGTAATTGCGCTTGTTGAGAACGTCTTCGTCGAGATAGGCTTCGCCGTAAGCGTCGAGGATAATGTACCATTTCGCGGGTTGGATGTTCATCTTGTTCTCCTTCTTCCTGTTATTATAAAACAGCATCTCGAAGGTATTGTAAAGCCCTAAATCGAATAAAAGTGAAAAAAGATTTCAAGGCCGCGGCCACCCCCCACAAAAGGCACCACTGAAGAGACGCGAACTTCGGAGGTTCGAGTCGAACTTCGCCAGCTTCGACCGAGCTCACGAGCGGGCGCACGTCGGCACGCATAATGCGCAAGCGTACACGCACGCATAATGCGCACGCACGAGCGGGCGCGCATCCTTCGTCCCTAAAGGGACTCGGAAGGAGGCCAGGCCCTTCGTTTGAGACTACGGTCCTGACCTCCTACTCGGAAAGATCTTCACAGCTCGATCTCGATGCGCTAAGCCGGCAACAGGACACAACCCGAGGCGACCTCATGAAGAGCGAAAAGAAATGGAGCGCGTTCGATGTCGACGGCGATCACGCCGACGAACCGATCGAGCAAGTCGAAGACGATCCGACCGAAGATGCGATCGAATGGCCAAACCCCAAACCAAAGAAAACGCCGAACCACCGAACGGCGCTCGATCATTACGAGCTCAGGTCGCTCGATCTGTCCGATCCGAGATCGTTGATCCCGATCGTCGAAGCGCTCGGCGAGATCCGAAGCGCCATCGGCGAGGCCAGGTTCGCCAAGAGCGACGCAAGCGACAAAGCGAGATCCGAGAAGCGAAAGGCGAACAAGTGCAAAGCCTATCGGGCGGCGTCGAAAGAGCTCGACGATCTCGAGTCGGCCGAATCGGTCGTCGGCCTCTTCCTCGATGTCGCAAAAAAGATCGCCGGCTTGTGATGGCTTATGCTTGCAAAACGCAAAGGCCCCGACCTATCATTCGAACGCCGTTCAGTCGGAGTCGGTCTTGTCCTTTCCGGTTCGACCGTTTCGGGTTGTGCGAGTCTCCAAGCCTCGCCGACCAAGCTCGAAGCGCGGCACGTGGGGGCGCTCGAGAGGTTTCGTTGCCTCGTATCCTCTCGGGCGCGGCCCTGCGCCTATGATGACGCTCGGCGCAGGATCGCAAGGCCGAGCGGTCAAGACGTGGCAAACCTTCCTCAAGACGCAAGGGTTCTTTCGGTACCAGTCGACCGGCGTCTTTTGCATCGATACACAATACGCAACGATGAACTTTCAAGAGGCGGCCGGATGCTTCGCCGACGGCATCGTCGGAGCGATCACGGAGAGCTTTGCGAAACAGTTCGGATTCGACGGCTTCGATCAGCAGCGCGCCCGATTGCAGAAGCTCGCCGACGGAGCAGGGATACCGGCCGAAGTTCTCGAAGCGGTGATCGTCTCGCAGCATAACGGCGACTCGAGAACGATGATCTTCGTTTCGCCGATGTTCCTGCGAGCCTATCCCGACGCACGGAACCGGATTCCGCCCGGTCAGACTTACGAAGCCTTCAAGGCCGCTTATCGCATCGACAAAGACGAAGCGCTTCGGGCTACCTATTTCGGAGCCTTCGAAATCAACGGCGGTTATCTAATCGAGCTCTACGATCGCCATCCGGCCGACGGATTCAATGCGTTCGAAGAGACGCCGGAGATCATAAGCGAAGAGCTCCTCGCCGCATGGTTCGCAAAGAATCAAAAGGCGAGACGAGCTGCGAACAAATCGCTTCCGGATTTCGCATCGCTTGCGTTCGAATGGGCTGGACCGCATTATTCGGACGGCGAGATTCATTCGCAGATTCGACGAGCATGGCAAAAAATAACGAAGGCGCATCAATGAGCCGAACGATCGCATTGACGAACCAGAACTTCGAGACGGTCCTTCAGTCGCTGGCCGATACGACAGGCGACTCGATCTTCTATCAAGTACCGGAACAAAAAAAGAGCGTTTGGCTCCTTTGCGTTCGACGGAGCGTCGGAGTCTATTGTGATGACTGAAGCGCTCATTCAGACCGTTCTCGACTACGGAGCGCTCGGAGCGTTCGCCGTCTATCTTGCGATCCAACAGAACAAGCTTCAAGCGGCGCTCGAGAGCTTGACGACACGTTTTCAAGATCAGATCGACAATCTTCAGACAAGGCACGAAGAGCGAGAAGACTCGCTTCGGGCCAGATATGACCTCGTGATCGCCGATCTAAATTCTAACAGGGATACGATGCAACGAAACATGAGCGAAGCGCTAACGCGCTCGTCGGATAAACTAGAAGACCTCGAATCGCAGATGAGAGAACTTCGAATGAGCCTGCAACGGTAGGCGAAAGGGAAATCATGAGCAAACCAAGCGAAGCAATGATCGAGCGAGGCCAGGCCGTCGGGATCGAATGGGACGGCGAGCTGTCGGCGAACTCGTTCGGAAACAAGGTGCGCAAGGCCGAGCAAGAGTCGCAAGAGGCCAAAGCTGAACCGGCCAAGCCGGCAAGCCCAGCGCAAAACGACGAGGCGGTCATCCGGTCGCTATGGCGTCAAGGCAAGCGCAAAGAGGCGCTGAGCTATGGCCGCGAATAGCCCGAAGAAGAAGATCGGACGGCGGTCGAAGCTGACGCCTAGCCTCCAAAAGAAGATCTGCGACATGATCGAGGCCGGGAACTACATGCACCACGCAGCGCAGGCCGCAGGGATCGGGAAGTCGACGCTGAATCAGTGGATCCGGAAGGGTGAAGAAGGTCAAGAACCGTACGCGGCCTTCGCAGCAGCCGTAGCGCGTGCGCGAGCGCAAGCGGTCGACTCGCTGGTCTCGACGATCCGGACCGCTGCGGTCGACGACTGGCGCGCTGCGAGCTGGCTCCTCGAGCGAGGCCACGTCGCCGACTTCGGAGCGAAGCGCATCGAACACACCGGAAAGCACGGCTCGCCGATCCAAGTCGAGTCATGGGCGAAGCTCGTCGAGTCCGTCGACGATAAAGGCGGCGACGAATGACGCAAGCGGCCGCAACCGAGAAGCGCAAGCGAAAGAGCTCGCCGCATCGGGAAGAGCGCAAACAGCGGCGCATGGTTCGTCGGGCTAAATCCGACCCGGCGTGGTGGGTCGAGAACGTCCTCGGCAATAAGCCCTGGCCGAAGCAAGCCGAGATCTTGAACGCCCTAGTCGACAACCGAGAGGTCAACGTCCGCTCGTGTCACAGCGCCGGCAAGTCATGGGTCGCCAGTCGGGCGGCTCTTTGGTTTCTGTTCAACCATCCGAGGTCGCTCGTCATCACGACAGCGCCGACCGCTCGACAGGTTCGCGGCATCATATGGCGAGAGATCGCAACAGCTCACAGCCGCTCGAGAGTTCCGCTCGGAGGCGATCTGTCGACGACGGCTCTTCGCATCTCGGAAGACTGGCTCGCCTTAGGCTTCACGGCGGCCGACCATGACCCTGACCGCTTTCAAGGGTTCCACGCGAAGTCGACGCTCGTCATCATCGACGAAGCCTGCGGCGTCTCCGAGCAAATCGATACGGCCGTCGACTCGATCCTCTCCGGCGAGCATTGCCGGCTCTTGCGCATCGGCAACCCGACCGACGCTCAGACTCCGTTCGGGCGAGCGTTCGCAAAACAGCAAGGCGCAAGGTTCAAGATCAGCGCCTTCGACTGTCCCAACTTCACGAGCTTCGGGATCACCGAAGACAATCTCGACGACTGGCGAGAGCTTCAAGGGGCGCAGGCGCTACCCTACCCGACGCTCGTCAATCCCGAATGGGTCCATCTCAAGCGCAAGCAATGGGGCGCAGGCTCTCCGATGTGGGCCGCTCGCATCGCTGCGGAGTTCCCGGCCGAAGGCGACAACGTTCTCGTCCCCTTGCATCGCATCGAATCGGCGCAGCTCGCAGAACTCGAACCGGTCGGCCCGATCTCATGGGGCGTCGATGTCGCTCGCATGGGGGCCGACGAGACCGTGATCGTCGAGAGGCGAGGGCCGGTCGCTCGAGTCTTGGCGACCTTCCGCAAGCTCGACACGATGCAAGTCGCAGGCCGCATCGCTCGCCTCTTCGCCGTGGCCGAAGAACAGCCAAGCCGGATCAACGTCGACGAGATCGGAATCGGCGCAGGCGTGCTCGATCGGCTGACCGAGCTCGACCTCCCCGTCGTCGGCGTCAACGTCGGAACGGCGGCCAGTGATCGAGAGCGGTTCGCTAACCTTCGAGCCGAAATCTTCTGGACGCTTCGAGAGCGATTCGAAGCCGGAGAGATCGACATCGAAGAAGACGACGAGCTCGCCTCGCAGCTCGCCTCGATTCGCTACCTCATCACATCGAGCGGAAAGGTCCAGATCGAAAGCAAGCGAGAGCAAGAGGGCTCGCCCGATAGGGCCGACGCTTTGTCTCTTGCGTTCGTTTCGTCTCGGCCTGATATTACCCGCACCGAAAACCTCGACTTCGGCGATTTCGGTCTTCGCTCTTCACCGTGGAATTTTTAGGAGGGCGCTCTCTTGCCCGAAGATAACGAATCTTATTATTTCGAACTCGGCTCGACCGGTCTCAAAGAATCCGGCGGCATCATCAGCGACGAATGGCTGAATCAGCTTCGCGGCCTGCGAGGGATCCGAGCTTACTCCGAGATGCGAGACAACGACGCCGTGATCGGCGCTATCCTCTACGCCATCGAAAGCCTCATCCGGCAAGTCGAATGGCGAGTCCGTCCAGCCGACGACAGCGACGCAGCGATCGCCGCTGCGAAGTTCCTCGAGGAATGCGTCGAAGATATGGCGAGCGATTGGGAGAGCTTTATCAGCGAAGTTCTGTCGATGCTCGTCTTCGGGTTCGCTCCGTTCGAGATCGTGTACAAGGTCCGAGGCGGCGACAGCGAAGACCCGACCCGGCGCAGCAAGTACAATGACGGCCGCATCGGATGGCGCAAGTTCTCGATCCGAGGCCAAGACACGATCGCCCGATGGATCTTCGACGAAGACGGAAACGTCGCCGGCATGGTTCAGCGCGTCGAGTTCGAAGAGGTGATCATTCCGGTAAAGAAGCTCCTACTCTTCGTGACCAAGAGCGAGCGAGGGAATCCGCAAGGGCGAAGCCTTCTTCGGAACTCCTTCCGCTCGTGGTTCTTCCTCAAGCGCCTCCAAGAGATCGAAGCGATCGGCGTCGAGCGTGACCTCGCCGGCCTTCCGGTTTTGCAGGTTCCGCCCGAGATCATGACCTCGAAGGCGACGACAGCTCAGAAGGCTCTTCGGGCTAATCTCGAGACGATGATTCAGCAGATCAAGCGAGACGAGCGAGAAGGCGTGATCATGCCTGCGGAGCTCGATCGGGACGGCAAGCCGACCGGGTTCAAGCTCGAGCTCTTGAGCACCGGCGGAAGTCGCCAGGTCGATACGGACAAGATTATTCGGCGCTATGAATCCCGGATAGCGATGTCGGTTCTCGCCGAGTTCATCCTACTCGGCTCCGATGCTCATGGCTCGTTCGCCTTGGCCTCGTCGAAGACGGCGCTCTTTGCGACCTCGCTTCGTGCGATGCTCGAGAGCATGGCCGCAACGCTCAACCGATTCGCCGTCGAATGCTTGTTCGAGTACAACCCCGAGTTCGACAAGACGCTTCTCCCTCGCTTCGACTACGGCGACATCGAAGACCGGCCGCTCGACGAGCTGTCGACCTTCCTTCAGCAGA